GAACTTTCTTAACATCCAACCTGGATAAGTTCAAGCAAATGAAGATGCATGAAAACTTTCAATCTGCTCTCAATCGGAACCAGGCAGTAATTAATAAGCTGAAAAAGATTGACCAGACAACAAATGTTAAGGAGAGATTAGGCCAGTTGCAACAGCAACGAGAGGTAATCTTGCAAAAGTATTTTGATGTAGCGAATACTGTGCAGTAACAAATGAAAAGCCAGAACTTACAAGACATCGTAGGTTCTGGCTTTTGCTTTCTTGAGATGCTGCATCACTTAGCTGGAGCTATTAAATCCCAGATTTTCTTAGCTAACTCATAGCGCCATGGAATGATTAGATCTGGATTAATCATGTAAGTATATCTTTCTGGAGTAAGCAGATTAGACTTTAACTCTTCAATTTCTGGATCTGGATTTTCAATCTGAATCATCTTTCGAATTAAGTTAGCTGCAATCAGCTTGTTTATTCTTCTATAGATGTTTTCTATATTCGGAGTATCTTCAAAACAATTCATAACGGCAATTCCAGTATCGGATAAACAGTTAGATTTGATTTCTTCAAAGAGGATTAATTCAGCCTTTGAAATGGTTGTTAGAATTGTTATTAAGTCCATTTGAAATTTCCTCGAATCTTTTCTGTTTAACCAACCAATCATGCTATGGCGTGGATACTTTTCGCGATAAATCTTTCGCTTATTTATAATCAGTTCTTCATCCTGATCAACATACGTTGTAACAGTATTGCCTATACCCATGCAGATCTTTTCCATGTCACAAGTCCTTATAAAATAAATTAAGTTTATAAGGGATATGGTAACATAGATAACGGTAAAAATCAACACTTTTTTGAATTTTAACTGTAAATTTTTACAGTAGGAAAAAGCTGTAAGTGTGTGAAAACACTACAAAATATTGAATTTAGGGTGCCCTTATCATACTATAAGTATGTATTAGGGGGGACCGTTCATTTATGAACAACCAGTCAGCAAGCATTAACTTAGCTCTATTGCATCCCAGGCAGCTGCTCTTCATATGCTTTACACACTCTAGAATTGCGCTTCCTAACCTTGCTATATGCACTAGAATTGTTGCATGTACAATCTCCAGTAATCCATATTGATCCTGTAGTCTTAAAATATTTACAACTTGTACAAAGCTTAGTCACTGACATCTTTAGTTGTCTCCTCAATAAGTAAGGTTCGCAAAGTTTGCAACTTTTCAATCTCTGTATGTTTTGTATTGATAAGTTCATTACAAGACATCAAGGCAGCCGACCATAATCCTTTGCTTATGAACTCGCGAAGTAATGCTCCTGGAATGCTATGCTTGTCTATGTATGTGTGCAGATCGTTTTTCATAAGACCTATTAAATAAGAGTTATTGTTTTTAAGATTTCACTAGTAGAATATTTCCTAACTTTGTAATTTCCACAAGGCTTTGGTTCACAGCAATATCCGCCTCGATAAATACAGTTTGGAACCATATAAGTAGTTAGGTCAGGATCTACCGTTTGTATTGCTTCCCATATCTTCATCATCACAGCACGAGTTTCTGTACTTGCCTGAAAGCAAAGTCGTTTTCTACTCATATCGATTAAGTGCTGAGCATTCAGTAACATCCTGTGATTGACTGGAGAGTTTCTTGTGACTTGATCATCTCCAGCACCACCACGATCAGATCTATTGCTCATAACAAAGTGTTGCTGTCCAACTGCGGCATGTCGAACTAAGTGGACACTAACCTTAGTTGGTATATCTAGCATGTTTATCCAAAATAACTGAGTGCGGCTAGGACTATGCTCCCAGCGATACAACTGATCAAGTGAACACTTAGCTGCAAAGCCGGCGTGCATGGTAGATTCAATAGCTAGGTGTGCATCTGATAGATTAGTTATTTTAGTTGCTGTTATTTTCATAACTTCTCCTCATGATGAACACATCCAAACTTTGGACCAGTATAGAAACATCCATTTTCTGGGTAACTATAAGTTAATGCATCATCAGCGAAAGCAAATTTGCTGTAGTCTTCATTAATCTTTGGACACTTACATTCATGTGTACCTTCTGGCCATTTACATGTTATCCAATAGTTACATGTTTTATAATATTTCATCGTTAATAACCTCTATTATTTTTAATACAATCTTTTATTGGCACTTGAATAAGTTCTATAGCTTCAATAGTTTTATCAGAATCACTAGTAGATTCTTTTAAACTACTTCGTGTTTCATAAAGTGCTTTCTTAATAATTTCCCATATTTTATAATGCTCTGGGCAAAGACTTTCTGCACACATAACCTGCATTCGATTCATAACTTGATTATCTTCAAAACAATTTCCGCTCATATTCTTTCCTTATTTAATTCATTTTAGTTATTCATTATTGCAGGCATCAACGATTTTAATACAATCTTTAATTGCCTGAATAGTTGCGGCGGCTGTAACTCCATCAGGAATTATTATGTTTGCGTCATCCCTGACTGGTTCTGCTTCTCGCTGGGATAAAAAGACTTGAAGTTTTTGAAGTATCTTATCTTTGAATGTTGTCATGGTTTTTTATTCAACTCTTTGCATTCTTCACACTTTAAGAATACCAATGGCATGTTCGGCTCAATCTTGCATGGGTCAGCATGATATTTCAGGTGTTGATAATTGAACAGTCTGCAATACGGAGATACTAGAAAGTTGCATCCAATGCAATCTTGTCCATCAGGAATTTCAACCTTTACAGTTGCTATCATCTCAATACACCCTCCAGGTGTAGTTAATTACTTCAACTCTTACATGGAACTTCAGGCTCGGTAGAATTGCTAATCTTAATCACTGTGCGTTTTGTTTCCTTTTTCTTTTCAGTTGTATTGCCTAGTGCGATATTTAATCGTTTGATCATTCCAGCCAGCCAAGCTCCATGAGATTTGAACTGTATTAATTCACATTCATCAAGAGCATTTTGTAAGTCCAGCTCAGTTAGTTTCTTCATAATTAGATTTCATGCCTAATTATTTTATCAAGTTCTTGTTCTTTTTCACCTAGTTTTGTATAAAGCATTCCTGCATAGTGTGCAATCTTTAGCAAGTCAAGCCTCTGTTGGCCTTCACGAGAGTTCTTTCCATACCTATTTAGGTATTTTTTCATCTGTGTGATAAAATCAGCCTCGGTAAATTCTGAACATTGATCGTGGCCTTTATCTCCGTATTGTGGCACAGTATAGTTTTCTATATGACTAAATACTATAGCAGAAAAATTTGTCCATTCAATTGATCTGCGTGATGGACTAGGTTCGTAATCTTCATCTAATGGAAAAGGATCAATTTGCATAATTAAACTCCATTAATTATTTACTTTTGAATAAAAGTTATTTATAAAATCCACGCCAATCAGGAAATTGTTGTGCCCATTTTTGATATTCTATTTCATCTTCTTCACTCCAATTTTTAGGATTCATTCCAAAAATATATCTATGTGCAGATAACCATTTATAGATATTCCATATAAATATTTTCATTTCAACTCCATGTTTAAACCATTATTTTGTTTTTCTATTTTTGATACAAGATCTTTCAATCCTTTTTCAATCTTATAAAGCCTCTCAAGCTCATCAGCAGCTTGTAATCTTGCTGTACGTAATTCATTTGCATCAATACCATAAGGGTTTCTAAGGTAAGATAGCATAATATTTTTATCCATATTATTTCTCCACAATTTTAACTGCTTTGCTGTTAACTTTTGGTATAACATTCATAGCCCACATTTCCAATCCTATCGTTACAGACTGAGATGAAATAAAATCTTGTGCATCTTTCTTACATTCAAAAGCTAAAATTGCTGTTTTATTACCTACCATATAAACTTTCATATTAACCCTCTAGGTTCGGAACAACAATTCCTCTATTCACTAACTCAAAAAAGCACCTTTTAGTTGCGCTGATATCTGCATATGCATCATGTGCCCCATCAAAGCATTCACCAAATAAGTGCTCATGCAACTCGGTTAGCTTTGGCCATTTGGGACGGCCAGCCTTATTTTTTAAGCCACACATTTTGACTACTGCCTTATCTTTCATCGTGCAATGATTTGGCAGGTCAAGATAGAAGGCGCTTCTAGCCTCGTCAGACAAGTCATCAAGGTTTCGTTCCATCATCTGGTAAACGTAGTTCCAATCAAAAGAAAAGTTATGGCAGACAACAAGCTCTGCCTCTCGTAGCATCTTGCCAAATCTTTCAGCTGCTTCAAGTTCTTCAATGCCCTCAGTGTCTGCACGTTCAACTGTGATGCCATGCACTTCTTGTGCATAATAATTCATTGACCGACCATTACTTTTGATGATGACATTCATTTGGTCGAATTCTTCTTGTTGACTTGCAAGAATTGCGCCGATCTGTACTGTCCATGCCTGCTCGGGATCATTGGCAGGAAGAGCTTTTTTAATAAAGTCTGAAGTTTCAGTATCAAAAAATAATACTTTTGTTTCTGGTGTCATTTAGCTCTTCTCCATTTGATTTTTAATAACATTCCTATCCATCAATCTAAATACTGTTCTGTCAAGATATGTTGGATCTCTAATCTTGTGTTTCTTACGAATGGTATTATACCTGCAAGTCGTAGCAGAATTCTCGGCTTTGAGTATTCCAGACTGTTCAGCCATTTCAACATATCCACGTAGTTGAGGTATGTTGTCTACATCCAAGTGAAAGTTTCTAACCAGTTCTGTCCATTCAAAAGATTCGTGATTATCAATGAATGAAAGGATCTTGGCATATACGTTAGCCTGACTTGACAAACCTAATCCATAGAAGGCGTTTGGCATCTCTTGTTCGGTTACTTGCATTATTGCTAAGGCTTGCTCGAAATGCTCAGCCGTGATGATCATGTTGTCAGATTCGGCAGCACACACAAGCATGCAGACCTTATTCAAATGAAGTGGCCGCCTATGATTATAGCCTAAGAACCGCTCACTTGGCACACCAGATTCGTCATAGTCCTGTTCATACCAACGCACATAAGTTTTTAGGAACTCCTTACTTAGTTTGAATTGTCCGGATAAGTTTGCAATCTCTTGCAAGTCGTTTTCTAACTTTATTTGTGTCTCTTCTTCCTCTTCAGTCAAGAACTGTAAAGCTCTTCTTTGCTTGGGACCTTGGCCAACTACGAAAATAATCCGAGAGATCAGGCCACCACCAACTGCATCTTGACTCAGTTTAGATTGCAAAAGACTAGGAGTTATGCAACCAAAAAGCGTTAGCCAACAATTGGATATGTCTTCAGTCTTTCTGGCTAGGGTTTTATACTTCCAAGTATCTGCACAATCGAACAGGTCAGTCAGGGATGCGAGAAGCATCTGATCTCTGTCATTCAGAAATACCTGGAATTCTTCTGACCAGATTGACACACTCTTATGCTTGCGAGTAAATCCAGCATGATCAACATAAGTATCTTCGCTGTCCATAAGTTCTTTGTACAATGCCTGGGTTGAGCCTAGCGAATCTGCTCCGATATTAACGTCTAGTTTTTGTACAAAGCTCTTTGCAATTTTCATGGCTGTGCCTTTCCGTCCTCCAGGTGGACCGACAAGAGATACGAATAAGTTTGGATAAACATAACCACGAAGTGCTCCCCAGTTACAATAGCACTTTCTTCGCAAGGCAGAGCTAATGGCTGTTAGTCCGCTCCAAAGATGATAAAGTTCTGGTGGCTCTGTTCGCTGAGTATATTTCATATAGTGAGATAGCCAATTATCTAATTGCCTCGACATGAAAAGGTTCCTTGAATAGCGACATACGATTGTTGAATGGGCTTTCCCATTTTATTATCTCTTAATTAAAAACCTATCTTTTCAATAGCTTTATCACATTCTTCTTGAGTGAACTTACTGATTTCAGCCGTGTTGCCGGCCCATTGTGTACCAATCTTGGCATCCAAGCCAATAGTGAAACTTTTACCTTTGTAAGTAAACGTATGTGTCAAATGGTCTTTAATGATCAGAAGGATCTGAGTTAAGTTTGGAATCTGACTTTTGTGAAACCTGAACACGAACGAATCGTGAACAGTTGTCATACATCGAATATCAAAGCCATCTTTGCCGAGCCTGGGATCATTTACTACTTTAATCATTCCACGATTAAGCAACTCTGCAACGGTTGATTGAGGCTTGTAGCTATAAGCATTTCTGAATAATGCTGCATTCATTTCACCTAAGAACCTGCGTGGCCGACCAAACAAGTTATATAGAACGCGATTCTTTTGAACTTCTTCTTCGATTGATCTGTGCCAGCGTTTCAGGCCAGGAAATCGGTCAGAATAATTATCAAGAAGTCTCTTGCACTCTGATTGACTTTTAAAGATTTCTTCCTTTGCAAGATTGTCAGAGAAAGTCTGGGCGCCCATGCTATAGTTTGAAGCGTGAACTACTTTTTTGCCCATGTAACGCATGGTAGCTTTCTGATCAGACTTCTTTGTCTTAGCTTCATGAATAACTTCTTCAATCGGAACGCCAAAGATCTTACTAGCATTAAAGCTATGCACATCTATTCCTGATTCGAACGACTGGATCATGTTAGCATCTTGCGTAAGGTATGCAACTACATGTGCTTCAGCCTTGGCAAGATCACACTCACACATAATCCAATCAGGATCTGCAAGCAGATAATATTTGAAAAGATAAGTTTGATTCTGAAGGTTCGTTCCAGTTCCAAAATAAGTCTTTTGTGTGGATATCCTACCTGAAACTGTTCCAGCGATATTGTGGCTACAACGAAGTTTATTATCTTCATCTACTGCAACATTAAAATAAGTTGATACGAGCTTCTGGATTTCTCGCATCTTGATAATGACTTTAGCCTCGGCTGAACCTTTGACTCCTTTTTTGGCAATTCTGTGAAGAGCTACCGCATCACATGATACTGCTCCAGTCTTGCGATTTACATATGGCTTGATCATACAAATGCCATAGAAATACGCAATCATTTGCTTTGACGAGGACATGTTCAGCTCTTTGCCAGCCAGCTCGTTCAGCTGTTTTTGTAACTCAACCAGTTCAAGCTCAAGTTCTTTCTTTTTATTTTCAATTCCTGCTGGATCAGTCAAGATGCCATTGAATTCCATTTCCATGAGTGGCTTATGGAGATTCATTGTGTAATCCATAGCATCCATAGAATCGAATTCACACAACTCTTCAAGGAGCTTCTCAGTTATTGGCAATAAGTATGCTGAATCTTTGGCATTATAAGTCCAATATTGAGGCCAGTTCTTAATCGCCTTAAGGTGAGATTGCTTTCCTTCGTCTTTATAGTATGGATAGTATGTGTATGTTGAAGTTAGATAATCAAGCCCTTTCGGGAGTTCTGTATAACATATATGCTGTGCAAGCATTGTGTCAAAATAAAAGTTATCTGTTTTAATCATCATGGTACGAAAAGTAAACATGATATCGAACATTCCATTTTGACAAATCTTACCGATTGCTTCATCATTAAGTATTTCTGCTAAACCAATCCATATCTTTACCTCCTCTCCTGTTGCCCAATAGTTGCCCTGGTTGTTCATTAGAGGAACAGACATGGATAGAATCTTGTTATCGTGATAAACAGCTAATGAGTAGCAGGTAATAAATTCTGGCGTAGCTTCAATGTCATACGCAACATATTGCTTTGTCTTAATCAATGCATAGAACTGCATGATTTCTTCAAAGCTAGGCTTGATTTTTATTTCTACATTATCAGTAAGCAGTTCAGGTTCTTCAATAATCTTCAGAGCTTTTGTAAAGTCTGCGATCATTGTATAAAAGTGGATTGGCTGCCCATAGGGAAGGGTGAAAGATGGATGATAAGACAAACCTATTATCTTGCCAGCCAGTTTGTCTTTCAAATGTGGGAAGTCTTCAGCATGGTAGAATGAACCGCGATATTTTGTAATCGAATCATAGCGTGGCTCATCCAGCAAGAGTTTCATTGGAGTTGCACCGAGCAACATTATGACTTTGCCAGGAAATTGTGCAAGCTCATCAATTAGTGCGGCTTGCAATTTGCTCCAGTCTGGATGACGGTAGCCTTTGTCATTCCATAATACTGCGGTATTGTTTTTGGGAAACTTGGCTTTGCAAGCATTAGTTAGATAGATCTTGTACCTTGCTAGTCTGACTGCTGCACAGATGCGATTAAGCTGAGATCCAGTTGGCCCTACAAATGGTTCGTTCTTCAGGACTTCAATTTCTCCTGGAGCTTCGCCAACCATAGCGATCTCGGCTGTAAGTATATTGTCAGTTGGATCACACTCTACAGCTAAGCAATTGAAAGAACCTTCTTTCTGCGTTGGTGCTGTAGTTAATATAGATGGAATGATCATTGAAAGTTCCTTATAATTTTTTACCTACTTGAATTTCATTAGCAAGCGTTACAATAAACACATTATCGCGAGTGTCAAATATAATTTTATCAACAACTGTGTTTTCTCTTAAAACTACATTGTTTAACCAATATTGAATTCCTTGAGTAATACTAGCAATGGTAAAAGTCATTTGAACTGGCTTTGGATTTTCCATTTGATCTCCTTTAATAGTTTCTTCTACAGCCCATATATGTTTTCTTGGATTGACTGATGCCCAAAACTTATTTGGTATAGTATCGTATTCAAGCCATTTTTTAAATTCTTTCTTACTTAAAGAAGTAGTATTACTTAAATCCCAGGTCCAATGATCAGAATCAACATTTTTCTTTGTTTTACAAATAACAACATTATCATCTGTTACTTCAAGTATAACACATATTCCTACACACATTTCATCCCAGTAATCTCCAGGTTCTGGACTTATTGCATGTATAAGATTTAACTCTTCACGCTGCTTAGTCATATCCTATCCTTAGTTAATGCTCCTGGATTCGGAGCCTTAATCTCTTGTTTACAATCTAAGCAAAGATAAGAACGAACCCGAATAACATTTGCACTGATCATGCTGACCGCAAAGTTATAATTTGGCTCATTCTTATAACCATTCGGCCAGCTCTTGGATGCAAAACCTATTTCGAGTGGCACGATGTTTTTGTGTAGGCAACAGTTAGAACCAGGCACAGGTAGGGCTTTCTGTTCTGATAGTTGGCCTACTTTATATTTTGTCATAACTTATCCATTAATATCTATTAATACCCTGACTTCGCCAAAAACTTTTTAATGCTAATAAGTAATTATAAACTTGTTCTGTCCAGGCAAGTTTACTTCGATCTTTCATCCAAAGTCTATGATATCTTTTCGATACAATTAACATTTAAAGTCCTTCCACTTCAGCAGTTATCCCAAGATAATTTTCAAGTCTCTGGTAAAATTCTGGAATATACTTTTGGCTTTTATCACAACCAACGGGCATCATTTTTTCTTTAGCTGCGCTGATCAAGCAGTTACCAGAACCAGTAAAGAGACTCATAAATAAGGTGCCAGGTTTACCTAAGGCCTTAACAAAGTGATCGTAAAGTTCAATCGGTTTCTCCCACTGATGGATTCGTTGAGCAGAACTGACTGTATTAATATTAACTGAAGATGACAAACTAGGAGTATTGAACTGTGCATTTCCTTTGCGAAGTAGCAAGTACATCTCCCAGTTACTTACCATGTTAGTCTTGGGCTTGTTTGTGCTGCCGCCAGTTTTGTTCCATGCGCCTGGAGACTGTACACCAAATCCTATTTCTCTTGCAATATTGTTGATTTGAATGAAGTGTTCCTTGCCTGTCCATACTAAAGCCCAACTACAGTCAAGCATCTTCTCATAGACTAAAGGCAGATAATTGAAATAGAATTCATAAAGTTCTTTCTCATCCCAGTCTTGGGCTTTGCATTCGATCTTATTAGTCTTACCATAGTTGTCGTTAAAATCAATCGCGTATGGTGGATCAAGCTCTACCATTCCCACAGAATTGTTTGGAATCTTATCGAGAAAGGTTTTGTAGTTTTCGGCTACATAAATAACTTGGATGTTAGAACTAATTTGTTCTTGTTCCTCTTCAAGTTCTTGATCATCATTAATCTCGACAAGTTTTTCTTTAGCCTGCTTGGTCTTTTCAAACACAGCTGGCTTGACAGTATTCTTTATTGGGGCTGTCATGGTTCCACTTTGTAGAGCAGCCAGGCGTTCCTTTTCAGTATCGGTAAAGCTACCCATTCGCTGAAGTGCTTTAGCTTGCTCGCCGAGAGCTTTGTAGGCTTCTTTAGCTCGGCCCTTAGTTGTCTGTGTTTTCAGTATTGGAAAGACTTTGAGAGCCTCTGCAAAGGCAAGATCGGTAGATAAGCCACCGAGACTGCACTTAAGTCTCTTGGCAGTTTCACGATAGCCCCAAGATTTGTTTTCTTTCGCTGCGGATTCTACCCAATAGTTGTGCAGCTTATACTTGAGTTCGATTTCCTCATGCCACAAGAACTCCTTGCGGTCCATGTTGCTCAGGAGTTCAATCAAGAAATGATCGTCTTCCGTAATGCCATCGAATACTCGAACTTCGATAGTCGTTCTTTCAAGCTTTTTCATCGCTTCAATGCGATGCAATCCATCGATTAATACGTTATTCGAATCTATGAGAATCGGATGAAGCTGGCCAATCATAAAAATTGAATCAGCGAGACTGGAGACGTCACCGACTTCCATACGAGCACGATCTTTGATGATAATATCTGAGATGTTACGTTCTTCAATCTGAAAAAGTTGCATTTTATATCCTTTAAGGTATTAATTATTTTAAATATCCTTTTGCTGGAGTTTCCCAATACTGGTATTCTTTTTTACTTGGAGCACTAGCTGGTCTAGTTTCTTCAGAATAACATACCATTTCATAATCAGCAGTTATTACATCTCCTCCGCGAGATAGCCACACATATTCAATTGAAGTTCTTGCTTCACCATCCCATAGATGTTTTACATCAGCATCTGGTGACATTTCTTCTAATATGGATATCAACTCTTTTACTTTCATAATAGTTCCTAGTTTAAATTTTGAAACTGCTTCGTGATTAATGCAATTTGCTCTGCTGAAAGTTTACCAAGCAATTCTGTTGCAGCTTTTGTAGGATCAGCTAACATCTTCTTGCCTTTCTGAGTTCCAGAGTTCTTAGAAATGTTCTTCATGGCAGACTTGGTGATCTTTTGAGACTTGACAAGTGCTGCATTCAGCGCAGAAGTTCGCATAGTCCGAACGCGTTCAATTAATCTAGCTTGCTCAGGATAAGACATTTCTAAGAATGATCGGCAGTAAATACGATCCATTAGAGCCATAAATGATTCTCCTTATCTATGATCTCCAGAACCACCTAGCTTGTTGCGTTCTTTACGATCAGCAAGTTTGTTAATATTCATTGTAGCTATATCTTCAAGTAGTATTTCAAGATCATATGCTGTACAAGATAGATACCACAAAACATCTCCAAGCTCTTTAGATATTTCAAGTACGTCAGTTGGTGAAATAAGTCCATCTTTGTCACGATAAATCTTTTTGAGCTTTCCAGCTACTTCACCAGCCTCGTTAGTAAGCCCTAGAATATGGCAATCAAGAGCTTTGTCTGAAGGATATATGTCGGTTGATTTTGCCAGGCTTTGATATTCATTAAAGTTCATAGTTATTTCTCAATCCCAGGCAAAGTTAATGCCTTTCCCTTGTACATATAGTCTAGAACTTCATTCAGCTTACCACCATTAATGATGCTTTTCAGCGAAAGGAATATTTGCCTGAACAGTTTTGTTTGCTGTCCATGATGGAAGTGTTCTTGGACTTGTTCATACAAATCCTTGTCTATTCGTGCAGTTACTTTACATTCTTCTTTGAGCATTTTGTTCACCGTAAAAGGTTAAAAAGTTGTTCCTCAGTTATCTGAGGGATGTTGTAACGAGTTGCTTTTTCTATCTTGGTTCTGCCTGGATCAGTACCAACAACTAAGTAGTTTGTTTCTCTCGTTACTCCAGATGAAAATTCATATCCATAATCGTTCAGAATTTCGATCATAGTTTCTCGTGACTGACTTAATGATCCGGTAATGCAATAAATTGCTTTCGCTTCACTAGGGAGTGCTGCAAAAGAGAAGTTTTTCATTTCTTTAATTGCTTCTGTATAAATAGTAGCTGCTTCAACAAAACTGCGCTTGGCATTATCAGTTATATGAATATTAATTTGGCCGGTTTTTAAATATTGACAAAGTCGCAGAGATGACTTATATGCTAATCCTGGTAAGCCCAAACCTGCAACAAAGTGTGCCATTGTGCATTGGTTGTTCATTGAAAACACTTGTTCAGCGATGTTGCTATAAATTGTTATGCCAATCGTATTTATAAGGTCTGGTACGATTTCGTAGCTAAGCGGATCGAGTAAGGCCCAAGGCTTGGTACTTAGAACAGAATAACATTTTTCATTCTGAAGTAATTTTTCTATAATGCCTTCACCAACTCCGTCGATTTTTATTCCCTTCTGAGAGTAGAAATAAGCAATTGAGACAATGAGTTTAGCTATGCAATTGTTTCCATTACAAACAAGATGCACTCCTTCCCATTGAAGAATTTCGTTACACTTTGGACATCGAACTGGTACTGGTTCATAAAGACTAGGATCAAGATAATTTCTAACATTTAATATTTTTGGAATTATTTCTCCAGCCTTACCTATAGTAATAAATGAACTAGGTATAATCTCACGATCTTTAATCCATTGAGCATTATTACCTGTTACTCGATTATTAGTTGTTCCACAAAGTTCAATTGGTTCATAGACAACTGTTGGTATTGCCCGTCCGAGTCTGCTAATATTCCATTCGATATTAACAACTTTTGTTTCTTTAACTTGAATTGGTGGCTTCCAGGCGATTGACCAGTTATTGGTCTGTCCATTATTACCTGCAACCAGCCGAACTTTTTCATCTGCTACCTTGATCATCAAGCCATCCATCGGATAGATCTTTGACCATTTATTGTATAGCTCAAGCAAAAAATCTCCCATAGCTTCTAAGCTACCGGAGTAAGTGTATTCTTCAAATAGGTTGCCATGATTATGTGGGATGGCTGTCATCAGGGCAGAAGGCTTATCATACTTGCGGTCTAGCCATCCAGCGACTACATTACGAGGATTTGCTCCATAAGCTGGATTCCACTCAGACAGTGGGATAAGTATTTCAACTGCTTGAAAGTGCCTAAGCTGGAAAGGCATCTTTATATATGGATGTAAGTAAGTTATATCTCTTCCACATCGTCCGTCACCTTCAAGGGTTATACTTATTACAGTGTACTGATCATCAGAATCTGTTATTGTTACAACTGCTGCACAGCCATCGTATTTGGGTTCGATTCGAAGGACGTAAGAGCCAAACCTTGTGAGGAATGGCTTAAGGTCGAGCATGTTAAATGCTTTGTTCGTCCCGTAGATGGGGTGCTTGTGCCAGGTTTTGCCAGTAAGAGCAGTACGGCCCTGAGCGGTATGGTAAAGGAGTTCGTTATGAGGATCAATGGCATGAAGTTGTTGCCAAAGCAAATCATATTCGCTATCTGTCATGAATGGTATGCCAGAAGCATAGGCCATGTTTGCTTGGGAGATTTCTTTTATGAGTTGTTCGTGAGTCATAAGTAGCCTCTCTATTATAATCCAACTAAAGCTCTAGCACAACGATCTGAACAAACAGGATACCTTGACATAAATATAGCATCTTCTTCTTTAACTTCTTCACCACATTCAGCACAAATACATATTCCATCAAATTCTATATATTCTCCATTTCCTTTTGATGGAAATTGATCTTTCGTTGGATCTATTATGTTTCCGGTTTTATCTTCACACCACCAATGTTCTTGCTTACCCCATATTGGACAATAGTAATGTCCTCGAACTAATCTAAGACTTGGATCTTTTTTAATTAATTCTTCTGAAAATTCTTTACACTTACCACGATACTTTTCATAATCAGTCATAGGTAATCTCCTATTATATTGGAAAAATCTTTTCCTACTTTTCTACTCTTGTGAGACAATACCCATCAATTCTGACGAGGAACGATGTTAGGTTGTCATCCTAGTATTGGCTCACAAGAAAAGAAAAGTTGCTGTTCACTTACTTTGGAAAAAAATAAATTTTCGTTCATAAGTGAACAGCAAGTTTTTATTTATTCCGATACCTTGTAGGCGTCACATCAACGCCTCGTTTAGAATGACATTAGTTTTCATAGTTTCACCCAAGACCAAATTCTTTCTGCCTTGATATTAATAATATTTTTTGAGGAAACATTATGTAATGCAGCTAATTTCCTAATTAATCCAGGGTAATAATGATATTTTAACATCCATTTGATAACTTTAACACATTCTTCATTTAACTTTTGATGTCCTTGACGATTCCTTTTTACAGAATCTATCATATTATCATATTGAGTACCTGAAACTAAATGTTTTGGGTTCACACACCTAGGATTATCACATGTATGCCTTACAATTTGATTAAATTTTATAGGACCTTTAAAAATAATATATGACATTCTATGAGCTCTATAAGCTTTCCTCCCATAACATGTTATACCATAGCCATGAGGATCAACTGAAGCTCTTTCCCAATTCCAACAAGAATCAAGCATAGACGTATCTTGATAATTTTTAGGAAGATGAGATAAAAAGTTTTCCTTATATGGAGTAAAACTTTTAAATTTTCTAATATCAATTTGATAGTCCATAATTAATTCTATAACTGATTTTGTTTATAAAAGATCTTTAATTAAAAAATGTGAGTGGATAGTCTGTAGCGTGTTATCACTTTATCTCAGCCTCGGGTAGACATCAACGCGGGTTTATCCCCGTAGCAGACTGTTTCCCTATTCCACTCACACAGTAATTCAGTTAAACAACTCTTGCAATTTCATTCCTTGGCTGCCCAATCTTAATCGGATTGCCATCATCATCGGTTGACATGCCATCATTAAAACTGAGTTCAGCCGTAAAGTTGAGACCAACCAGATCAGATTCGTCGGTTTCCTGATCGGGATCAAGCCCCAGGGCGCGGAGAAAATCTTTTACCATTCGCCACATGAGGTTATTCTTCTCCTCATCATCGCCCTGATAATCTTTGTAATTCCCATACCAGAGAGTGTGAAAAATAGTTGAAGCATTATCTTCTCCGTCGATGTTAATAATCAGCTGACAACCATACCTGCCTGTGCGCTGAGACTTGGTTTCCTTTACCTTAGTAATGGTCAGGTCATATTCGCCAGCTTCAACAGGTGCTTTGTCAGGAATTTCGGACAGATTAGGAATCATAGACATAGTTAGTGCTCCTTTAAATAAGTTTGGTGTATGCTGCTTGACCAAAGAACTATTCTTCGATCAAAAGTTGGTTTGGTTGCTTTGCTTTGATTTAGTTTAGTTTTATTCTGTTTCGTTTTCTCCTTTAGTTTGATTAGTCTTTTTACTACTAACAGTCACGACAAAATCAAGATCACTTTCTGACTCTGATGAAATATTATTAAAAAGTGCACTCATAAATTGATCTTTATCTACATATTCATCATCAATCTCAAAGCATACAACGTCGTTATAACTTTTTGGTTTGAATCCAATTTTCATAATTAAAACTCCTTTAATTAAGCTGAGATGGATTGTGGAATAACTGTTTTACCTGCCAAATATGCTGCTGCCAACTGATCCATGGTTATGCCTTCAACCTTTGGCATATCAAACACTCTGGACTTAGCCTCAAATGCAAGTTTTTCAGTAAAGAAGATTTGCCGTTTAGTTCCTTGAGTAGTAAGCAAGTAGGCTTCATCAAAATCGGCAGCCAGTAACTGGCGGAATTGTCCATTGACTGCCGGGTAACGTGCAACTACTTCTTGATTAGAATTCATAAGCGTGTGCAAATGGACAGTGACTGCAACTGCACAAGGAAGTTCCTGGAGTGAACTTACTAAAGTGCTCATCCAATTAAGCAACTGGCCCCAATGAGCAGGTGCCATGCCCATCTTCATATCAATCTTTTTACCTATGCCACTTGGAGTAATTCCAGACTTTTTTTCAATTTCATGGATTGCTTTCTTGTTAGCGTTAGTTAGAGAGTCAAGAACTAACATGCCTGACTGTTCCTTCAGCCATTGAAATAAACCATTCTTTTCATCCTCCTGGAATGTTCGCCAAAAATCAGAAAACAACAAAGAATCGGCTGAAAAGTTATCTATTGTAATGTCATTCCTTTTGGATGCAATCTTCTCTATTGTCTTTTCGCCTCCTTTGTCGAACATATAGTAATGAAGTGGTCCCTTGGTATATGTTGCTGTAAAGTGGGTTTTTCCCGAACCTGAGTTTCCGGTCAAGAGGAATTTGAGGTTAAAATATCGTTTCTTCTCAACTAGTTTTGTTTTGTGAAAACTTGCTGGTGTAATTGCATCTGATGTGCTCATTTAAAACTCCTTTAAATGAATTAATTAGACTTTATTTACTGGATTAACTTTTTAACTGCTTTAACTATTTCATCAATTTCTGAATCAACTAATGCTCCTGGACATCCAACTTTTAGCATATCACGTAATGCACGTAAAGCTAAAATAGCTTTTTGATTTATAAATATAGTACTCAAAACTGGATTAATTAGTTTGAAAGATAAAACTAAGAATAATACACCAACTCCATAACTAATAAGATCAATTATAAAATTAGCTCCAATAAAGATTGTAAGCCCTTCAAGTGTTTTATCCCCAAGATTGTTAATTATCTCAGTAACTTTTTCTAGTTCTTGTAAGTTCATTTAAACCTCCATTAATCTTTGCTTAGTCTTCGTCTCATGCTCTTCGGGGTTCCATTCGGAATGAATAAATCCTTGAGGTGCTTTTTCCATCCAGTGCAACGGATTATTACGGAGTCTGCAAAGATCGTAATAAGGACAGACTGAACTAAAGGTTGTACAAGCATAGCCTGGATTCCTGTGGAAGGATTGCAAACAGTCTGAGCGTTCCCTACAGTTGATTTTATCTTCTTCAAGAAGGTTTAAGTTGTGCTGAATTTCAGCTGCATAATGACAAAGATCAGCCAAGAAGTGCTCGATTGCAGCGGAGCGTTTATTGATTGTAATTGGAACGAAGTCAATCTTGCTTTTCTGGCAAAGAGCAACTCGATAAGTAATGGTTGGAATTTTATCATAGAAAATTCTGCCAGCAGTTAAGTAACCGTCTGACTGGAATGACATTTCAAAAGTTTGGGATGTCGTAGAGTAAATAGCCTTAGCTGTTTTGTGATCGAGGATATCAATTCCGTTATCACCGCTGGAAAAGATAAGGTCAATGCGGCCAATATAATTAGGCAGCTTCAAACCCTTTACAGAAAGGTCAATGGAAAATGGTGCTTCAACCGCAAGAATTGAACGGTCTTTTACATCACTTACGAGAAAGCGATCCCAATAACCTTTGTACATGTTAGCTGCATGTCCGGGAGATTTTGGAAAAATTGCATCCTCATTCTTCCAAAATGGTTCGCCATCGAGCTTCCAGAGTTTGTGGAATGCTTTGATGGAATTTTCAGTTGCATCAAGAACAGAGGGTGAAGAATCCTTAATTAGAATGTTGTACGTGGACTCTAGGCCGTAATGCCAGCATGATCCAAATACAAGGTGGATGGATTGTCCGGCAGGTTTGAGGTTCATTACATATTGAAAAAGGAACCTTCGGGGACAAGTGAGATAGGTAGATAGGCTTGAGTAGTCGATTTTTTCATGAAAATTCATTTGAGAAATCCTCTCGTTGAATTCATTACTTTAGTCAAGGCGCCGATTCCAACATCGTCATGCTGGCGATACCTGTCAATTCAGGTCGAATGGTGCGCATGGACTTGCTATCCAATGCGTTTCCGGCAGTAAAGGTTAAAAGTAGTAGGCAGGATTCGAACCTGCGGTCATAGTAGATTGGCTATTGGCCTATGACACTTTTTTAGGGCTATTGTCTCGTAAGTTGCTTTAAACCTCTCAGCCACCACTACCTTAAATGTCGGGCTTCCACCGACTCCCACTTCGCTTTAACGTATGCGTGTCCTATACGGCTGGGCTTTCCCAGTAGTCAGGCAAGATTACCGATTATTGAACTGGGCCAGAACTGTATCACGAATTTCCGGAGGCAGATTACCCAGAGCTTCCAGAGCTTTCTCCTCGGGAGTCTTAGTAATACGCAGGGTCGGCTTCCAGTCGCTGAAGTCCTCGGCGATGATGGCTTCGTCAGTATTGCTGAACTCGTTATTATCGTCTTTCTCTTCCAGTTTGCGTCGAATAACTGCGCGAAAACTGACCTTCAGCTGGTTCTTTACCATGTTTATGGTAAGATCCTCACCGAGAGCCTGGACCATCTCTTCGATAGTTCCGAGGTTCAGGACTGCCGGCTCAGTTACGGTGATCTCACGAGATGCCTGGTTACTAACTACTTTGATCATGGACATGTTTGATTCTCCTAATTAGGGGTTTGTAGAATGGGCTATATGCCCAGCGAGTAGTACCCGGAAATTCCGCCTCCGGTTTGTCCGGGAAAATCCCGAATTGTTACGTCCACTATAAACGAAGCCCGTGGGTTTGTCAACTACTCTTTTCACTTTTTGACCTTTTTACTATTTAATAAAATCCTTAAATAGCACAACAATCTAATACTTGACAAATTTACTTTTTCTTCACCTCCTTTAACCATTTGTCTAGTTCAGCAATATACCTTTTGTTTGTATTATTGATTTCTTTTTGTATCTTTCTGTAAGGTAATCCCCAACTTTTTAGACTTTCTTCACTTGTAGCTATTATGTGCTGGAGTGCAAGTGCATCTCTGGCTGCACGAATAGCTTCGATAGGAATAGGCATAGTTATTTGTTTATCTCTTGAAGAATGTTTTTATTAGTATAGAGTTGAAGAGATGCTTTATTAAGTGGAGATGTTTTATCAAGTGACTCTGTAGGATACATTTGATTGATAAGAAGAACAAATAATCCTACAACTATAAAAGATGCTAAGAAGCACAAAGTATTCTTTATGTTATTCATTTTAATTCTCCTTATTTGTTCATATAAGTGCTAAGTTTTATCTACCAGTCAAGTTTATCTGCATATTCAATTGCTCTTTGTGTTGGAGTAAGTCCTTTAGGCCATTCTTTTATAAGAAATACTTTATCTGGCTTTCTTTTATTTTTAAATTTTACACAGATTTGTTCACAGTCTTCTTTTGCTTCATTACAGCCACAAATTAATTTTCCCATTATTTTACCCTCCGAATATGTAGGCTGGCAATATTCATTATTTTCCTATCAATAGTACTAGGCTTTTTAATTTTTCGTGAATAAGAAGGCATAATGCTGCACAAGCGAGTAAGAATAGCATGAAGTATTCGAGTAATCTTTCCCACATTGGACCTCCGTTTGATTGATTCTAATTAGTAGTTACTTTTTAGTGTTTGTTTCAGCCGAATCGAACACTGGCATTTCTTCAGTAACATCAACTAATAAGTAGGATTTTCCACCTTGCTTGACTTTACAAATTCCTAAAGCTTCAACTGTTATTAAAGGCTTAACTTTTGCTGATTCTTCAAGTTTTATTATAACTTCATTTTGCTCAAGTAAAGCAGAATAGCCAGCAAGAAGTGTTCCTCCTATACCAATAAATAAGCCAAATGAAAATGGTATTAAACAAGAATCTGCTTTCATCTTTTACTCCTAGATTATTTATTAATAATTAATATTCTTTTCCCAATATCTGTGATAAAATAAATCAATTCATTTGGCCTTTTATTGATGGCATGTTTATGGTTCCAGGCATAAAAAGATTCGTTGCGACCAGTTTGGTAAAGGTTCATTCCGAGGAGTTCTGGCAAGAATTTGCGTTTGATCATTATTGTTATACCTCCCCACGAGCTTTAGCTAAGACTTTTTTAGCTTTTTCAATCCACTTACCATAAACTCGTTCTCCTGCTTCATATGCGAGTTCTTCATCTAAAGCTTCTTGAAGCACATTGTAAAGTTCTGGAGCTACTGAAATTAAATTAATATTATTCACATGGACAGATTCACAAATTAAATATCCATTATAATAAGATAATGATGAATCAGCATCACCTTGAATATTTTCAGTTTTATTCTCAGTAATAATAAAACTTCCATTACCTATTTTCCAAGGTCCTGGAGTGAATTTTGTTTCCATGTTATTTCTCCGTTAGAGTGAATATTGATTCGTAAAATTCATGAATTGCAATTCCTTTTTCTATATTGCTTTTATTTTGCATTAAATCAATTATAACTGCTATGCAAATTTCACAGGATAAGCCTTCTCGATAGAGGGTGATTATTTTCTTGAATTGACGTTTGTTCATTTTTATACTCTCCTTAGAATAATAATTTTATTTAAATTCTAAATGATTTTTAATTGTTTCAATACTTTGAGTAAGATATTTACTATTATTTATTTCTAAAACATTAATCAAGGTATAATCTGCTTCTTTGTCTTGACTTAAATTAATCATCTCTAATATAGGATCTTCAGTAACTTTATGCATGAATCGAGTTTTGTTTGATGTATTTCTATTAATACCATAAGTTATAAGATAATACATAATATTAATCCTCCGTTAATTAATTGGATTATCATAAACTTCTTCAACATACTGACGCTTAATATCATCCTCCATTTGATCTATTTGCCATTGTTCATAGGCAACCTGTCGGGCTTTGTCAAAAGTATGAGGCCAGCAAGCTTCGCATTTGCTCACATCGAGTTGATGTAATGCCCGAGATGCGGCTACATACAAGATGTTGGTTTCCTCAGTTGTTGGGTTTCCCTGATCGGATGGGATTTTGAAATCATTGGCCAGCCTCACTCTAGGCCATTCAAGACCTTTTGCTTTATGTGCTGTAGTTATGGTTACATCGGCTTCGGCTGGATCTTCCACTGTAGATTCAAGAATAGACAATAAGCGTTCCCTGCCGTAGAGTTCGATTAATTTTAGGATTGGCTTAATATCCCCGCCCATTGGAGAATCGGCATATTCTTTTAAATCTGCAAAGTTCTTAAAAAGGAATAGGTCTGGATGATTGGTATATCCAGCAACTTTGAGTTGAATTATAGAGTTAATAAGATAAGTAAGTTGTTGCGTTCCTCCGAGGATGTGGACAGACAGATTTTGACTGAGAGCTTCGATTGTTTCTGCAATAATGCCTTTGTTTGTCCGGCAGAGAATTGCATCCACGACTGGAAGGGATTCATAATGGATTGAGGAGGTAACATCGTCATTGCCATGAAATGGTACATATTCAAACTGATATGGATAGTAGCCTGTGATTATGGTATTTGCCATACTTGCAATGTTCTCTCCGAAACGAAAACTTCTAGTTATGTAGAGCTTTGCCAGATTGTCGTCTTGCAAGGCATTAACGGCCCCTCTCCAACTGTATATTTGCTGGAAACAGTCGCCAACAAAGATCTTTTGGCAAGATTGATTCTTGATTACCTGTGCAATTACTGGGTTGCTATCCTGGTACTCGTCAAAAAAGATAAAATCTTTGTTAATGATTGGGTTTGTTAATGCCCAGATTTTGAGATAAACATCATGGGTGATTGGCATAGGCTTATTCACATCAGTCATTTCGTTAAATACAAGATTCGCATGATGCACAAGATCTTCTCGCATAATATCCAGGTCGGCATCTTGCAAGATTGTGAGTCTAGGCAAATGTTTGTATTGAATAACTTCGTCACTGGAATAACAGTACTTGCGAATCGTATTAAGGATGAGATATCCTTTATTGGCGGGACTGTTGTATAATTGCCATTCTCCAATATCGAAAGTATCCGCTAGCTGTTTTCCTGTTAATTTGCTTAGCTTCTTCTTGTATTTGTAGCCAACTGCGCCATAAGCAAGCGCATGGCCAGTTTTGCACATTATGTTGCTAGCAAATTTGGTGGATGCTTCCTGGGCGAGGAGTTTGTTGAATGAGATTGATAAGCCATATCCTGACATTTTACGAGACATTGCAAGCAACAAGAAGGTCTTTCCTGAACCTGGTGGAGCTTGGATTGCATAATTGTTACCGTCAAGAATTGTGTTGACGTGAGTCTCTTGTTCGGTGGTAAGAGTTTTACCTTTGTATTTCATTACCATAAAATGACTCCTCTACCTGTTTAATAGCTTTGTAAGCAGAATAAGCAATTGATCCTCTTCCACACTTATCTGGACTTTCTGCAAATAGTATAAGAGCTTCAATGAGATCATTAATAATTTTATCTAAATACATTTCATAACTAAAATCATCATGGAAATCTTCCCGGTGTTTTCTTGTCATGTTTCATACCTCTTTAATAATCATAATCTGGTTCATCCATCTCAGCATTTGGCACCTCAGCCTCGCAGCAATCAGTCACAGGCGAGCCATAGCCAGCTGGATAGTGAATGCCATCTCTGCCGGCTGTACAATGAGTGCCACTGTAGCTGAATGAATTATCCCAAGCAATTATTGTGCAGGGCTGATTGCAGGCTGGACAGAGAAAATTGTCTGGAGTTTTGTAGAATGGAAGATTTTTCATATTAACTTCTTAATGAATTATCTTTTCATTATTTATATGTTTCGTAAGCTCATTAGCCATTATAGCACATTGTTTTCCATATCTATTATTTTGATTATTTTCATACCAAGATGTTAAAGCTAGTCTTATAACATCTAATGAATTACCTCCAGCATTAATTATGTATGAATCAAAAATTTCTTTTTCATTACTATCTTCTGGTAATAAATGCATAATATCCTCCGTATTATTCATCATTTTTACAATAACAACGCCTTTCAATTTTATATCCACAATGTATACAATAGCCAGCTATAATATTACTTATTAAATCAAGGCGTTCTTGTGCACTCATATCTATCATTTGTTCTCTTAATTCTGCTATCAGGATCTTAACTTTTAAATCCTTTTTCATTTTTATTCCTCCTATTCATGGCATTAGTTCGAACAAATAATCTGGCTCCAGACCGAAGTATTCTTCACAAACATTTTCGGCAAATTCTAACTCACCTGAATTTATATAATATTGAAGTGCATCACGAGCATCATTTATCAGAGATTGTGCTTCATTTTCAGACATTCCATCACGTCACATTAGGATTTGCTTAATAGATTCTGGCATAATAAGCTCCTTTTAGTATTGAACTTTTGGTTCTTGCTGTGCTGTGGTATGTTGATAATCCATTTCTCCTGCAATGCCGAATAGAACTAAGATGATGATAGCTGTAATAAGTTTGAAGATTAACTTCATCGATTTACTCCAGATCATTCAGGGTGAGTCCCTTGGTTAAGCGGGTTTGGCTGAGCTTTTTCTTTACAAATTCAGTAGACTCTTGACTTGGTGGAGATTTTGGATCTTCGCAGAGATAAATAATTCCATAATAGAACGTAAGGCGGAGAATCTGACTAGTTGTTGTGAGTTCGGATATAGATATGCCTTTGGCAAGTAGGCCATCTCTCGCTTTTGCGAGGTTTTCAAGAGTCATGCGGGTTGACACTACGCGGGATTTGCTCATGGGTAAGGTTCCTTATTTAGTTATTTTAATTAATTCTGCTTTAAAGCACTGCCCTTCAACATATACTCCACCGAGAGCATTGCATTTGTCTTGGTTATTACTTACATATATTACTGCACTTACCCATATTATTACTAGAACGACAACTATTACTGTTAGCCATTTTTCCATAGTTTAAGCTCCAATATTTTGAGTTGCCTTAAAAGTTTGTATGATTGCCTCTTGTTGTTCTTTGCTCAGGCTGGAAAGAATTTGCTTACAAAGTGCTTCAACACTGAGAGGTTCTCCAGAATTGGCAGCCTTTTTAATTGCTGCAGATTCTTTCTTTTTGGCTGTGAATTTCATCATGCTGAGATTATAATCAATAGTCTGGTGAAGATCTGCTACTGTTTTCCAGGCCTCACATGCCTTATGGTATGCGGTCTGCGTGATTTCTCGTTCCTTATTCAGGGGAACAAGCTCCAATTTAGCTGCCTCTAACCTGGTGGAAAGTTCAGCCTGGTAGCAAGACTTACAAAGATGTTCGGACAGATTCAGCTTGCGAAGATTATGACTTTCTCTTTCACTCAAATCGAAGCCAATTGATTCATTGAGAGTGTTGCAAACTGGACAGATTTTTTTCATGGTTAAGCTCCTTAGAATGGACAACCTTCAAAAGATCCAATACCTGTTTTTTGATATAAATGCTTTCCAGTAGTTTTTATTCCCATAAGTAGTTCAATTATCCCAGGTAAGTTATTTTCCCAAAATAAGCAACAAGCTCCTTCAGCTTTTTCTTCATCATCTAGCGGAGAAAATTCAATTCCATTATCTGTAACGAGGGAAAAGCTCCAGCAGGACATAAAGTTTTTATCTAGGTCTATTTTCTTAATATATGCTGGCATTGTATCACCATCTTCAAATACATAAGTAAACTCATGTCCTTGGAAAGACATAATCTCTTTTGGTGTCATAGTCATTAGAGTCTCCTTAAGATAGCGAAGATTTCATTGCTGTGAGATTGCTTTGTCAGGATTTGCTTCTTAAATCGTAATGTATTGCCAGATCGGAGCCAGTTCAAGAGTTCAAGATAAGTAACTTTGGTAAGATATTTCCAGCCCATGTATGTGCCAAAGCTGTTGTAGAACCGGATTGTTTTCTTTGCCATAATTGTAATGTGTCCTTCCCAGTGGTTGTTTTTGTAATGGACGTTCATTTATGAACAGCGAAACTCCTTGCTTGTCAATATGGTCCAGGCTTACTGGATATTAATTCTAACTGCCACATCATCTACAACTACGATTCCAGTATTAATTGCTTCGTAAACTGCCTCTTCGCCGAACATCACGATTAAAGTGAAGATAGAATCATAATGGAATGGATCAAGTAAAAGCCAGTCGATGATGTTCATGTTTGTCTCCTTGATTGATGTGGTTAATTTGGCTAACTCATCTCCAGGCTAAAACTTTAAGATTGCTAGAGCTTTAGCCTGCTAATCAGATAGCCAATTATCGCCAGGTTCTATGCTTTTCAGCTATCCAAAGCCGCCATAACAAGTGTTGATTACAATCTTCATAAGAGTTCTTCCGAGTTATTTAATACTAATCAGAACGCCATCCTTCATCTGGCCCTGGCCGTACCATTTGTGAGGCTCCGGATAATGTGGGTCTTCCAAATAGATGGTTCCATTCGCATGGACGGATGGCCCAAAAGGTCCGGGCTGAAAGCAAGTTATCTTTGTTCCGGCTGCAATGGCTTGTTTAATCTCTTTCTTTGTCCTATAGTTGTGCGTGGTGTATGCCATTAATGTCTCCTATTAAGTAAAAATTTTCATATATCTGTAACCTGTATCATTTCCGGCATTTAAGGCAATATATAAGATTGCCTCAATTTCTGTATCAAGAATTGTAACGGCAGCATTATTGTGTAAGATTAAATATCCTTCCATGATGTTCTCCATGACTGAGTATTTACTAGTAGGCAACTTCGTTGCTCGGCTTACTTAATAATCCTCTTTGGCAATAATCCAGACGTTATGGTTCAGAAGTCGGTCTTTGTATCCTTGAACGTCTCGGTCTGCTTGTTGTTTGGTAACGTATCTCGCGAGAATGGTTCCTCGATGCGTGGTGTTGCCAAGTCTTCTCACTACAAGATAATAGTTTATGTTAGCAAGTCGCATGATGTTCTTCAGGTAATGGGTGTAATTCAGGCTAACTGTGTAATTCAGACTATGCTTATCTCATTGGCTTGACTAATACAAGCATTTTATCTGCCAATCTTCGGCTAACAAAACTAACTGATAGACTAAGCCATTCTTTTTGCTCCGCACTGCAATGTTGAATTAATGTTTTGAAAAGCTGGGCTGCTTCGGACCATCGTAAGATGTGCCAGGCACTTACTTGGGTGGGCTTTGAACTGTTCATGTGGTGTCTCCAGTAGTTAGTCCTTAAAAGGTTAAATATTATCTAATCTCTTGTACAATTTTTTATATGCTTTCGGACATATTTTCTTGGCTAATAAGATTGTTACAATGTCATTTAAAATTTGTTGGTCAGTCATATTAAGAGTTAGGCCAGTATAATCTTCACGAAGAATTTTTATAACTAATCGATGCCTTTCTTTTGCCATGTTCATAATTTTTCTCCAATTTTGTGATGTTTGCCTGAATTACAAGTATTAAATTAAGTTAGTGTAATTCAGGCATAACTATTATTTATTTTCTTGAATAATTGTATCCGCTTCACTTATTTCCATTTTTGTTACAAGGCCCTCGTCATAAAGAAAGTCAATGAGTCTTTCAATACTCCCTTTGAAAGTGACAGTTTTTACTACAAAGGTATCGTTTATTGTGATTTCCAGCTTGTTTGTTGCTTGCATAATTTTACTTCTTTTTAGTTTGTTTGTTGATTGCATTGTTTTTGTTCCTTGACTGTTGATTGCTTTGTAGTTTTCCACATAGTGGCCTGGGTAAAGGGTATGGCTATATCATAGTATAGTGTACCGTATACAATAGGGGTTGTCAACAAGAAAACACGTAGGCGGTTTACGGTTGTGGCGGGTGCTACGGTGTGGTAGTTGGTCGGTGGCGTGTATATAGTATGGTGGCCGGGCGGGATAGGGCTAGGAAAGGCGTAGGATCGTCGTGGCGGGCCGTAGCGTCCGGGTTGGTACGGTTGCATGGCCGGCCGGAAACCGTGGCGTAAAGGGCTTTGTAGCGTGTTAACGGGCATAACGTAAAAACCGTGTAATTCCACCACGTTATGCCCGTCCATTAGTTGTGTTTAGTTCTCGCTATCTATCCAGTCTTTCGGTGGGCTAAAATCAGTCAGCGTTGATATCTCTGAATCGGTGTTATTCGGATCATGAAATTCTGACGGCTTTGGAAGTCTTTGTCCTGTTTGAAAGGCTAAATCTATTTGATTATCTAATTCTTTTTCTTTCGTTGCTTGTTCTTCTCGTGCCTCTCGTTTGATCTGTTCAAAAAGTCTGGCATCTTCAATTTCTCTTTCTCTTTGTCGAGAAGCTTCCTGTAATTGTTTTCTTGCTTGTTCGAAAGTCTTAACACCTAATCGTGGGAGATATTCAATTTTTTCATGAAATCTCTCTTGTTTGTTGAGATTTGAACGAGCATAAGTGATTTCTTGCAGTAATTCTTCACTTACGGTGGGTGGAGTATTATTGAAATGTTCTGACTTTGCAATGTAATCAATAAAGATTGTTTTGATAAGATTTGCAGGGGTTGTCAGTTGCCAGTTTGGTTCAATAGCTCTGATTGCTCTTAATCCTCTGGCGAGATGGTAATCGGAGATGCGAAAGCTTACGGTAGGGTTTGACATGGTTGGGCTCCTGTTAAGAGTTGTTCGGCAAAGCCGAGTGATATAGTAGGCTGGTAGGCGGTGGGCCTGTGGGCCTGTATGCTTTATGTTACAATGGTTTTCGGGGAATTGCAAGGGTTTTCTGGTGGGCAGAGCAAACAGGGTAAGTGGTTGATATTATTTGTGAAATGTATGGTTTACTGCGGCTGGCTAGGTGGGCATGTTTGCCCGGTGATTGCATGGAGTTTGCAGGTGTAAGTGATTGAAATTGTTATGGTTTACGATGCCTGCCCGGTAAACATTGTAAACCTACCCCTGACCATTCTATTTAAGTATTTAAAAAAAAAATTAAATACTAAAACAGCCCTACCCCTACGTGAAGAGAGGTGGGTTTACTTTGTATACCCGGTCTACCTGAGCCAACTACTTGATATTATTACTATTTACCCCTGTTTACAGCAAGTAAACAAATGCCAACAAGCAAACTCTTGCAAACAAGTTAACTATCTGTTATTACTAGCTTTATTCTGTTTACATGCATACTTGTTTACCTATGCTTTCCTGTGTTTTCCTAGGTTTACCTTGTGTTTACCTTTGATCTACTCTGCAAACCATGCAAACAAAAAGCCAGCAACGATCATCTCATTACTGGCTCTCCCAAGTTTTGCTAATCAGCAATTATTACGGCATTATCTCACCTGCACAGTTCAATATATATCCCGGTCTTAACTGCCTTATTGATCCTTTCAGGCGATACGTTCAAATACTTCAAAGTGCTTTCTACGTTGTGAATATCTCCACATAGCAAACAACGAACCATTTTCATCTCTTCCCTGGTGGATGTTAGCCTAATTGCTTTGGCAAACTCAATTCCGTAGCTTACATCTCGGTGAAGTTTCAAGGTTTTCATATTGCTCCTATTGTTGTATCGGACACAATCGTTTGATCATGCCCGATTTGGATGGTTTATTATTTCAGATTGTCAATGATTTTCTTTGCCACGTCGGCACCATATACCGGCACCAGACAAGCGAGAATATTATCGACAGGTATGTTATTCAGTTTCATTGCAGCGGCCATATTTATTCCGGCCGTCAGTTCAGCTTCCGCTTTAATCTTTGCCGTGCTTCCCTGTTTAGGCCGCTCGGTAATTGTCCAGTTCATCTTATTCACGTTTGCCTGACCATATTCGGCTGACCACGTATCATCCTTTTTACAGGATTTAAAGGTTGCTCTGCAATCGATCAGCCCTTTCTGCAATCCCATTTGCAGGAGTGCATGAGTAAATTTCTGTTCATTCGCCCATACCAGCAAACTTTCAGCGTTTTCAAACTGTTCCGCCGTGGGAAAAAGTTTGCGGGGAAGGGTATGTGCTACGTTGCTTTTGATTTCCGGTACACTTGTCTCTGTGGTCAGGGCATCCAGAATTTCAAATATTGATTTTGCCATGATAAAACTCCTTTATAATGGTTTTTACCTACTGCCAGTCTGAAACCATTTCCAGTCTGACAATTACAGCTTATCTACTTTGGAAAGGTATGTCAAGTTTAAATAATGTCAAGTTTAAATATTATCAATTTCTCCATGCTCAATCTTTTTCCACAAGCCACCATCCTGCCAAAACTCAATCCCTTTGGACATATTAGATATATCAAATGTCCTACTTGTTCCGTCAATCATAGTTATGGTAACTTCAACACTATCCTCTAATGGTCTAATTTCAATTCCTACTAAATCTTTATGTCCCATAATATTCTCCATAGTTAAGGTTATTTCTAACTTTCCCGGTTGCTCATCCTATTAACTATCTGCCTCTTAATATCTCCAATGTATATTATGTTTCAAGCCTTGTCAAGAATTATTTTCCACCTTGTTTTATTTTCCACCTTGCCTGACCTTTCACAATTATAATAGCCCACCATGTTCAAGCTGTCAAGAGTTATTCTATTCCCCCATTCTGCCAGGTCCTCCATGTTAAAGTGTTCATCTGAATGCCTGGTGCAACTTGTGTGCGTGCATACCTGGTACTATGGGGAACAATTGTTCTTGTGTGTGACCTGCCCGTGTGTGGATGCCTCGATTCCTGTGTAGTGAATTAGGGTTTCTCATATAATTTGCGGATACAAGCATATCTGAACTGCCGTCAATTTACACCAGTAACAGCCACGTTCACTTATGAACAGTC